ATTCTTGTACACTTTCTGGATATCCTAATCCTCTTATCCAGTTCTGAATCTCCATAAAATTTGTAAGGTCTTCATCAACTAAGAATCTTATATTCAAATCACCAAAATCCATCATATCCCCTGGAATTGGTATCTGTCTAAGATAGTTGGGTTGTTCTGTTAAACCAAGACTTATATCAGGAATGTTTGCTTGATTGCAAAAGAATGCAGCACCAGGACTTCGTTTAAGATTAAACTTAAAACCTGTAGGTGCTAAGAAGTTCCTATTTTCAATTTGTGATGGTCTAGTAGCCATTAGTTCATGCAGGTCTCCGTATAGTATTTAGATAAAAAAAAGCACCTCCCGAAGGAAGTGCTTTGTGTAAAGAGATATTAACTTCTCTATTACATTAGGTTCTTGACAGCTACGCGACGGTAGTAGCGGTTCTGATTGCTCAGAAGTCCACCAAGTCCTTGGGTTGTACCCTCGGCGAATGGGTTTGCTACGAGTCCGTAACGAGTCTTGAATCCAATTTTTGGTTGGAAGGAGTTTTCTCCGACTGCGCGTACCATCTGGAGAGGTACATAAGGACAATAGAATAGTCCAGCGTCATAAGGAGAGGAACCTTTGTATCCACAAACGTAGTACTGGTTTCCACCTGTAGGTGCTGCGTTAGCACTTGTAAGGTTAGCAGAATATGGGTCAATGTAGACTCTATACTTGCCTTGGAGAACACCAGCGAATGTGTTACCTGTATCATCAACGTTAAGATTAGCGTTAAGTGCAGGAGTGTAGTCAAGAACACCAGCCATGGTTAGTGCAGACGCAACGTCAGCAGAACACATGATGATGTTGCCCTTTCCGCGACGAGTTCTTTGTGCGATTGCGTTAGCATCACGCTCGATTTGGAATAGGAGTCCCTTAAATTTCTCAACAGACCATCTTCCGTTTGAGTCGATGTCTAAGTCGAATACACCAGCAGTAGCGGTGTTTTGTACAGCACCTTGCTCAGCAACCTTGTAGATAGTACGGATAACTTCGCGGTTAATTTCAGCGAGGATTTCTGTACTCAAGATGTTAGCAAGTTCTGCTTCAGCATTAAGACCGTGAATTGCTTTAAGGTCTTGAGCCAGTTCTAAACTGTACTCTGCTTTTAGCGCACGAGATTTGGCAGTAACTGTTACTTTCTCGATGCTGAATGCCATCTGACCGAAGGCATCAGTTCCAGTTCCGCTAAGATTCTCAGCGTCTCCTGTAACCATACCTTGACCGACGTTGTATCCACGAGTGGATGCAGAAGCTACAGGGTTAAGAACTGCAGGGTTTGTTCCGCTTTGAGCGGTTGTACCCATACCAGCGTTTCCATCTGTAATTCCACTTTCTTCGTCACGGCCTGCGTCCTGACCAGAGAATGCAGAGTCTACTTCGTTGTAGAATGTCTCTGTTCCAGACTGGTTTGTATAGCGTGAACGCATTGCGAAGATCAGTCCAGTTGGTCCGCTCATTGGTTGAACGCCAGCAAGGTCATATGCGACCAAGTTAGGCATTGAACGACGGATTAGACTGATAAGCACTGGGTCGAAACCTGCAGTAGGACCAGCGGCAGTTGCACTACCTCCGAATCCACCACTAGCACCTGCAGCGTTTGCAGAGTTAGTAGGTACAGCTTCCATCAGGTTGATACCTGATCCGAATGCTTGTTCTTCTCTTAAAAATTTTTCTTGGTTTTCTAGCAGGACGGCGGTAACCGCTTTACGATGAGGATCTTTGATTTCATCAAGACCTTCATAGTTTAGAAGTGGAGCCCACTTTTCCTGCAATTGTTCTGATTGGAACATTTGCTTTTTTACCTATAAAGTGTTTGTTTTAATAATATGATCAATTACTTCTTAAATGCTGATAGTGACTTCAGGTATGCATTCATAGCAGGAGCGTGTGATACGTTTCCTTCTGAATTGTCTACACCTTCGGAAAGGTTCTCAGAATTAGAAGTTGGAGTTCCTTTTGAAGTGAAATAAGATTCCTTCAAAGTTTCCAATTTTTCACGATAAGATTCTTCACTTTCAAACTCCACACTTTCGGAAAGTGAGGCAAGCTTTTCTTTCTGAGTGGCTGCTAGCCCATCAGAAACTGACTCAAGAATACCATTAGCAACTGACTCTCCGAGTCTGCTGTTTAAACTAACGTTCTTCTCAATCTGCTCATTGAGTTTGGTCTCCATATCATCTAGTTTTTCGACCATGCTCTCAAGTACATCATATTTGTCTTCAGGGATTGATACATAATGTTCTTCAAAGAGCCCTCTCATTCCGTTTAGGAACGATTCGGTCAATTCTGTTTTTAATCCTTGCTCTACTGCAAGGGTATTTTCCGTAAACCACTCATCGGCAACGTACTCAAGATAACTATCAACTCTCTCAGAAAGTGCAGTTTTTTCTTCTGCTACTTTTTCTTCGAGTGTCTCTTGATACTTTGCTTCTAATGCCTCTTTAACTTCAGCGACTTTAGAATTAAGTGCGGTTTCGAAAACAAGCTTTGCTTTCTCTTTAAAAGCTTCGGAGAGTTCTTCGCCACCTAAGAGTGCATTAACATCATCTTCGATGTTAATCTCTTCGACAACTTCTTCTTCCTTAACTTCAGTCTCGGCGACTACTTCTTCTTTAGTAGGTTCTTCTGAAACTACTTCTTGTTCGTCAGTCACTTCGGCCTCGTCTCCTTGCTTTAGAGTTTTTCCTTTGCGATTAGTAACTACATCAGATACCTGCTTAAGGTTACCGCCAGGAGTCTTCAGCTTAGCTGAGTCATCGTCTGACTTGTAATTCTGAGGTGTTGGTCCCCCAAGATCTTCCCAGTTTCCTTGGGATGTATCTATAGGTTCGCCAGCTTTAGCGTTGGCATTCACAGCAGTTTGAGACTTGCTAACACCAGCAGCAACATCAATCAAACCTTCTTCCATTCCTTGTTTTTTACCACTAGACATTTGTAGGGCTCCGACTCTTTAGTAGTTAAATCTATATTTATTTAGAAAGATTACAAATTTGATAAGAAATCATTAAATAAATTTAATTTGTTCTCATCTAGTTTCTTCTGATCAATCAATGTGTTGATAGTCTTATATGTTTTAGTAGCAAACTTCTCACGAAGAATACCGCCATCCCATACCCAATCCTTTCCTTCCATAATACCTTCTACGAAAGCATCAGGAGCAGATGGATCAGCAACAATATCAGCAGCAGTAGATAACATAAAGTCATCTCCTACAACATTGACTCCTTCACGGGTTGGTTTCAATGAACCAATACCTCTTGAAGAAACTCCAAGTTTTACACCTTCTTCAATAAGTGAAGATGCAATTTTACCCATTGGTGTACCAAGAATCTTAGCTTTACCAATAAAGTTAGAACCGTTCTCCTTAAGAGAAACGATTTTGTGAGAAACACGATCAAGGTTTACAGTTGGACCTTCGGGGTGACCGAGTTCTCCAAGTGCTCTTCCTGATTGAATATGATTCTCGTTATAACGACCAACTTCCTTACGGAGAGTTTCCATAGGATACATTCTTCCATTACGGTTAGTCATGTTACCTTGAAGGAAAATTCCCTCAATATACATGGACTTCTTTCCGCCCCGATTTTCAACTAGAAATTCGACTGATTCGATTTCTTCTCTAATGAGTTTCATCAGGCATCCCCGCTTGTTTGAACTTGTTGGACATAAAGAACCCCACCTGTTGCACCATCTGGTGTTAAGGCAGATACACTATTTGATCTATAAAGTGAAGCATGACAAGTTGGATCGAATGCTGTACTAATTCCAGAAGTATCCGCAGATACTTTAATTCTGGTTTGAAAATAACCATCCCTACCAGAGGAATGATAAACATTCGTTACTTGTGCATTACTAATTTTGGTATCATAATTACTATCACTTGAATCTTGAATAGTAACTCTATCACCAACATTGAAAGGCATTTGTGTTCCTTCTGGACAAACAAGAGTTGTTGCTGCTCCGACAATAACATTAACAACTCTTTGAGATGCTTTTGTTATTGCGATAGTTGCAGTTCCTCCTGCTGGTACATAGTAGTCTGAGGTAGTAGCGACTGGTTCAGTACCTATTGCAACAAAAGCAGGAGCTCCTTTTGCAACTACTCTTACTACACTTGATTGTACTTTAAAAGCACTCGAAGTTGCTGCGGCTCCCGCCAACGCAATCGATTGTCCTGCTCCAACTGCTCTATGTGCCATTATGCTATACTTTTGGGTTCATTGTTAGTTATTTATAAAATTATTCCTCATCTGTTTCTTCTTCATCAGATACTTCATCACCCACTTCAGTTTCTGCTTCCGCTTCTACTTCTGTTTCGACTTCATCTTCAGTTTCAGGTTCAGTATCACCGAATAAACTATTTGCAACATCTTTACGATGAGCATCTACTCTCTCTGCAGATTTTGCAAAAAGAATATCTTTCATCTTGTCACTGACTTGTGCAGCACCATCATCGGCCACAATCATATCCATTAAATCATTATCCATAGTTTTAATAATAAATTAAATAACCTTGTAATATTTATGTATTATACTATCCCTGGTGTAGTGTATACTCCATTAGCATAGAATAAAACGTATTTTTCATTCCTTCTAAACGTTCATGTTCTGAAGAATGTCGATGGGGTTCACCAGGCCAATTATCATAAAAATAATTAAGAGCATCATACATTAAACGAATATCATTTATATTGAAGTTCGCTTTAAGGTATTGCCTCCCTCTTTCGTCCTGGTTTAATTCCAATTAGATCTCTCCACCTTTAGGCATTTCTTTTTTGACTAAAGTTTCTCCCTCTAAATCTGGTTCCATTACTGGAGCATTAGGGTCACCACCCATAGCATCTAAAGGCATTCCGGTTTCTGGATCAACTGGGGCCATTGGGTCTGGAACAATTCCATCCTCAATTTCCTTCTTCATTATTGCATCTTGCTCTTTAATCTCAATATCAGTCTGACGAAGAATCCTACGTCTTATATAATCTTGAGAATAATACCTACCAATATATGGTTCAGCAGTAGCAGCAACATTAATTCTTTCGTTGAACAGTTCTGTCTCTTTTAATTCAGAGAAGTGATTATCGTATAAGAAATCATATTGGATATGATCGCTCATGATATCCCAGTCTTCTGGGGTTACGATATTCTTTAGAATTAACTGAGTCTTCAACATATCGTGGAACATTCTGGAGAATCTCTTCCTTAAACGTCCAACAAACTTAGTGAATTTTAATTCATCTCTTAGTATTTCAGATGAACGACCTAAGTTAAATCCTCCTTCTCCGTCCATTCTAGATGGTGGAACATTGAGACTACGGTACAGTTTCTTCTTGAAGTACTCAATATCAGTGATTTCTCCAAGGTTTTGGCCTCCAGGAAGAGTAGTAATTTCAGTACCACGTCCTCCTTCCCTTCTAGGTAACCAGAAATCTTCCAACATCGCCATATACTTCTTGTCATCACGAATCTCACCAGTGTTTGCGTCGTATACTAACTTGTTACGATACCTCATCATAACATCACGAAGGTATTGTTCTGCCTTTACTTTAGGTAGATTACCAACATCAATATAGAAAATTCTTCTTTCTGGTGCTCTTGACAGTCTGTATATAACAAGACTATCCTCAATCATCCGAAGTTGATTGATAGACTTAATTGCTTTATGCAAATAAGAAAGAGTTGATCCCTTATTCCTATCTACTAATCCAGAAGTGCAATATGTAATTGCATCTTTTGCAAGTTTAACTCCTTGACTAGCACCCTTTGCATTAATATTACCTGTAGGGTATATACCTTTTGCGTTGTAAATAAAATACTCTTCAATCTCTGGGAACTCATAATCCATAGGATTATCGCCAGGATTGTTTGTAATCTTATACTTATCTGCTTCTGTTTTCTTTTGTTGTCTAACATGACGCATTTTCATTGCGTCAATGTATCTCATTTCTAGAATACCATCTTGTGGTTTCTTTAAATCAATTATCTTATGGTAATAGATTCTTCCATCAATATACCAGTTCCTATAGATTTCATGGGCTTTCTTATCGAAATCCATTATATCTAATAGATATCTGAACTCTTTTCTAATCTTATCCTTAATACCATCACTAGCATTAAGGTTAGAAAGTTCAATCTCTACTGGTGTATCATTAGTATCTGATACAATTGCTTCATTTACAATATCTTCAATAGCACTATCCGCTTCCGGATGAAGTGCCATTTCACGATACCTTTTAATCAAATCAAATTCAGTTCTATAGATACCTTCAATATCTACATAAGAACCAAAAAAACCGGACGACATGTAATGGTCTGACCCATCCTCATTATTAGGAGGAATGGGTGAGACCGCGTTCGGTGATAGTGTTTCGGAATCCTCTATAGAGAATCCAAATAACTTAGCCATAATTTATTTCTAATCCGTAAGACTATTTAGTTAGCCGTTTGGACCGCCAGCCCCAGCAAAGTTGTAAGACTGAACTTGGAAATCAACTGTAAATTCTTCGATTGTATCTGTAGAATCGTATGACAGATCTATTGCCGCAACTGTTGTTGGGAAGATGTCAATGAATTCATACTCCTTAAGAACAGCATTAGCAGTTCCAGTATTAGACTTACTACTTGGAGATGAACCTCTACCAAGTTGATAAACCTTAGCATTTACCATATATGCAGATGGATCTGTTGCACCTAAGTTGTTATCCAACTTTGCAATTAAATCAGTCCACTCTTCAAATGCATTCCTAAGTTTAAATCCTTCGTCATTTATTATCGTTACTGTCCATGGATCGATTGTCCTGTCACCTGCGATTTTAAAAATACGACCTCTGAACGGAACATCGATGTTTGCGATGTTCGATGCAGGTAAGGTTGCTGCTTTACACATATAGCGAAAACTATCTGCGTCCCAACCAATCCCAGCAGGTAGAGTTGTGAGCTCTACCTCAAATAAATTAGACCTTGCACCACCGCCAATAAGGGCGGCCTTAAAGTTAGAGATTGTTTTATTTTCTCTGGTTGATGCCATAATTGATACTCTCCTGTTAGTTATTTAGATGAATTTTTTAATTAAACGCGACCAGCAACTTCATCGAAACTTACTCCAGTTCTAGTAGCAACAAATGTAAGAGTTACATAGTTGATAGACTTGGCAGGTTTCAGATAAATGTCTGCTCTAAACTCATTGTTATCAATAATATCAGGAGTATTATTTGTTGTGTCGCAAACAACTAGGAATCCGTAGAGTCCACGTTTTGCTTCAACATCTCTCAAATAAGGTTCAACAATGTTTCTAAAGTTTGCTCTCGTTAATTCATCATTTAACTCAAAGAGTTGTGCTTCTGCAGCTTTCTGCAGTGCTTGCTCAATTGTTAGGAATAGACGGCGAACGTTAATCCTATCAAACGCTGATGCATATGCAAGAGCGGTTTTGTCTCCAAAGAGAAGTGTTCCTGTTCCAGGTTGTGTAATAATAGCGTTAATTCTATTAGGATACAACTGGTCTCTTTGGTCCTTGGTTGGGTTATATGCAAGTTTAATTGCATTATTAATGATACCTCTTTGCTGACCAGCAGGAGAGAACCAAGGATAAGCAACGATATTTGTGCGACACATTAGTCCAGCAACGTCTCCGTTGGTTGGAACGTATCTAAATTCGTTGTTAAATCTGTCATACTTGTAAGCATATCCACTATCAAAGATTCCGTAAGAGGAAGAAGATAGAGGTGCGAAGTATGTAATTAGGTTTGTAGTCTGTGTAGTTGTGTTTGTAATGTTTACAAGGTCTGCTCTATGAGGACCAACACATGCAACACAGTCTTTTCTTTGTCCGGCAATAGAAATCAAACTATTTGCTTTTGCCTGTGATAAGTCTCTGGCACCTAAACCAGGACCCATAATTAGATAGTCAACTGCTATCTCATCTTTGTTTGCGAACAAATCATAAGATGTCTTAAGTGAACCTAGAGTAGCAGTCATGCCACCGTTCTGTCCAACTTCAGGGATTCCTGTACCGTAGTCAACACCACCACCAAACTTGTAGGTTTTGTTTCCAATCACAGTGAATGTTGTA